GGTAGCAGCACTGTTTCGTTTATCCCGTCAGGCTGGTAAGGAATTATATGACAACTAAAAGCCCTATTAAGCTTATTGATCCTTCTGGCTCTACAGCAGGACAGGTTATCACTTCGGGAGGCCCTAGTACGCCTCCTAGCTGGAGTAGTACGTTTACTGGAGCGTTTAATGGTACTACTGTTACCGCTTCGGGCCTAATCATCCCCTCGTCTACTGTTGGTATTAAAGGTACTACAGCAGCAGACAATGCGCAAGCAGGTAGTGTTGGTGAGTTCGTCACTGCATCCGCTTCGGGTGTCACTGCCAACAGTGCATTCAACCTAACTAGCATTAGCCTTACTGCTGGCGATTGGGATGTGTCTGGTGCTATCCAGTTTATCGGTACGAGCGTTACTAGCGCCAGTTTCATGGCTTCAGGTGTAAGCACTACTTCGGCAACTCTTGGTGCTTTTGGTCAGAACAACGTACTTCAGTTTACTATGACTTCCCCTTCTGCCAATCACCTCCCCACCCCAGTATGGCGTCTTAGTATTGCTTCTACTACTACGGTATTCCTTGTTGGTGGTACTACCTTCACAGGCGGTTCAATGACTGCCAACGGTATTATCCGAGCACGTCGAGTTCGTTAATGTTGTTGAAGAACAAGTGGCTTATCGGTTCTGTGTCAGCAGCCCTCATCATGGGGGCTGCAACACTTGAGGGAACGACTACAGAGCCATATGAAGACATTGGAGGCATTCCTACTGTCTGTACAGGGCACACTGGTCCTGATGTAAAGATGGGTGTCAAATGGACTCCTAACGCCTGTAAAGAGGTTTTAGAGAAAGACCTGATTAAACACGGCACTGGCATTCTTCAATGTGTTAATGTCCCTCTAACACAAAATCAATATAACGCCTATACCCTATTTTCATTCAATGTAGGGGTTGGTGCATTCTGTAAATCCAATAGTGTACTAAAACCGTTGAATGAAGGTAAATACGAAGAAGCCTGTAATGGAATGTACAAATGGACGTATGTAAACGGTAAATATAGTAAAGGGCTTTATAATCGTAGAAAAGTAGAGGTGGCAATGTGCCTAGCCAAATAATTGAAATACTTGAAGCCATTGTGGCATTTATTCTTGTTATTGCAATCGGTTATGGAGTGTGGCTCTATAAAGACCGACAGTATCAGAAACTAAACACTGAATATACTCAACTCATTGAGCAAAGCGAACAACTGGCTTTACAACACAGTAAAGAGCTTGCAGCTAATAAAGAGTCTGCAGACAAGGAAAAAGATGAAGCGATTAAACGTAACACTGTTGCTTACCAGTCTCTTGTTAACAGCTTGCGCAACCGACAAGATCGTCCCAGCAACCTATCCAGTAATCCCAACTCTCAAAGCACCTGTACAGGAACCCAGCTTTACAGAGAGGATGCAGAATTTCTTGCAGGGGAAGCTGCCAGAGCCGACCAAGCAATAATCGATAGAGACTATTACTATGAGCAATACGAATCTGTACGACGTACCCTTAATCAATCGGGAACAGATGCTGGACAGTCAGGGAAGGTTTCTGACACAAAGCCTCTTCCTTGAACTTGGTTATAACGAGGGTGCAATTTATACGCTGAAGGATATAGACCATTTCCATAATGATAAGGTTTATATCTCTGCCAAACGTATCTATCTGGAAATGGAAGACCCAACTGAATACATCTTTGCGAACTACTGTTTCGCTGGTTGGCGTCATTGGCAGAAGGTTACTGAGAACAAGATGATTAAGAAGCATATTGATGAATGGCGTGCTGAATTGGAATATAAGCTCCGGGCTAAAGCAGTTGCTTCCATGATTCAAAGTGCTAAGACTGGAAACTACCAAGCCACTAAATGGCTGGCAGATAGGGGCTGGGAACAACGTGGTGCTGGTCGGCCTACGAAGGAAGAGATTGAGCGTGAGACAAAGTTCCAAGCTAAGGCAGAGAATGAATTTACAGCGGACGTGGTGCGACTAAGGAATGGCTGAAGACAACTGGATTGAAGAAGCCCAGCGTAAGATTGACAGGATGCCAGAAGAAGCTAAAGAGCTTCGGGAACTTGCTAAACAAGACTTGTTCTTCTTTGCTAGGCTTGTCAATCCGGGCTATATGTATGGAGACATTCATAAGGATGTTTTCAACTGGATGCAGAAGTATTCTCTATTTGGTATTGGAGAAGCAGTAAGTAACAAGCTTGTAATGCTCCCTCGTGCCCACTTGAAGAGCCATATGGTGGCTACGTGGGCTGCATGGATTATCACTCGCCATCCTGAAGTAACTATTCTCTACGTATCAGCTACATCAGGACTGGCAGAGACACAGCTTTATGCCATTAAGAACATTATGGCTTCTAGTGTCTATCGACGCTACTTCCCTGAATACATCAATCCACAAGAAGGTAAGCGTGAGAAGTGGAATAACACCACTCTCGCTATTGACCATCCTAAGCGTAAGGCTGAAGGTATTCGTGATGCAACAATTGAAACGGCTGGCCTCACTACTAATACTACAGGATGGCACGCAGATATTGTTCTAGCAGATGACTTGGTTGTTCCTGAGAACGCATACACGGAAGATGGTCGTGATCTCGTATCTAAGAAAGCATCCCAATTCACTTCCATTAGAAATCCTGGTGGATTTACGATGGCTTGTGGAACACGATACCATCCAAATGACGTTTATGCAACATGGAAAGCACAACTCTATTCAGTATTCGATAACGAAGACATAGAGATTGAACGTAAACCTGTATGGGAGATTAAAGAGCATGTGGTCGAAACTGATGGGATTTTTCTCTGGCCTTCTACCGTCCGACCTAACGACGGAAAAGCGTTCGGCTTTAATAAAAACGTCCTTAGTCGTATTCGTGCTGAGTATAGTGATCGGACTCAGTTCTTCGCCCAGTATTACAACAACCCTAACGACCCTGGGTCAAATCGGATCAATGCTGACAAGTTTCAATACTATGACAGGAAATTCCTCAAGCAATCCGACGGCAACTGGTACTTCAAAGGCAACAAACTAAATGTCTTTGCCTCAATCGACTTCGCGTTTAGCTTGTCTAAGAAGTCTGACGATACGGCTATTGTTGTTATCGGTGTGGATGCCGATAATTTTATTTATGTTCTTGATATTAGCCTTTTCAAAACAGACAAGATCGCAGACTACTTCAGTGAAATAGTCAGGCTTCATGCCAAGTGGGAGTTCAAGAAACTCAGGGCTGAAGTTACTGTAGCACAGACTGTTATCGTCCGTGATCTGAAAGACAAGATGCGTGAGAATGGTTTGAGCCTGTCTATTGACGAATACAGACCCAATCGTAAGGAAGGAAGTAAAGAAGAGCGTATCGCTGCTGCTCTTGAACATCGCTATGAGAACGGACATGTATGGCACTTTAAAGGTGGCTATACGGACGTTCTAGAGGAGCAGTTGATTCAGGCTAGGCCAGCACATGATGACATTAAGGATGCCCTTGCAGCGGCTGTAACCATTGCTGTAAAGCCTATGAGTCGAGGTGGTCTTAATAAGTCACGAGACAACATTATCCCTATTCACAGCCGCTTTGGTGGAGTCGCATACAAATAATGAGTAACAAGCCGTTTGACATGCCTGTAATGTTCGGTCAGGACGATCAGGCTAAGTATATTGCAAATCAGTGGTTTACGTACTACTCCAATCGTAACCCAAAGGTTGAAGAGTGGAAGGAACTGCGTAACTACATTTTCGCTACTGACACATCAACAACCTCTAATAACGCTCTTCCTTGGAAGAACTCAACCACCCTGCCTAAGCTGTGTCAGATTCGGGATAACCTGCATTCGAACTATCTGTCTGCCCTATTCCCCAATGATGACTGGCTACGCTGGGAAGCTTATACGCAAGATGATGCTACTAAAGCTAAGCGAGTAGCTATCGAATCTTATATGGGCAACAAGACCCGTGAAAGCCACTTTCGCACTGAGATGAGTCGATTGCTACTGGACTACATTGACTATGGCAATGCTTTCGCAACTGTCGATTTTGAAGCCAGTTCGCGTGAGGATGCCAACGGGGAAAAGGTAATTCAGTATGTGGGACCAAAAGCTCGTAGAATTAGCCCTCTTGATATTGTCTTTAATCCACTTGCTAGTTCATTCAAAGATTCTTGGAAAGTTGTACGAAGTGTTGTTAATTATGGTGAGCTAGTCTGGAAGAGCAAGAATGAGCCAGAGAATGCAGGACTGGCTAAGGCCCTAGAGAATCGTAACAAACTTTCCGCGTATGCATCAACGTATGGCCTGGAACAGTGGGACAAAGCAGAGAGTTTTCTTATTGATGGCTTCGGTAGCTACACAGACTACCTTGGTCAGTCGTATGTTGAAATCCTGACGTTCTATGGGGATATCTATGACCCGGTTAATAACAACCTACAAACGGGACGTAAGATCACCATCATGGACCGTATGTGGGCTATTGAAGACATTCCTATCCCTAGCTGGTTCGGCAGTGCTCCTATCTGGCACGTAGGCTGGCGTCTTCGTCCGGACAATGTGTGGGCTATGGGCCCTCTGGATAATCTGGTTGGTATGCAATATCGCATTGACCATCTGGAGAATCTGAAAGCTGACGCTATGGACTTGGCTGTCCTTCCTCCCCTAGTCATTGCTGGTGAGGTAGAGGAGTTCGAATGGGCACCGGGTGCTGAGATTCATCTGGATGAAGGTGGATCGGTTACAGAACTCGCTAAGAACGTCCAATGGGTCTTGCAGGCAGACAATGCTATCCAGCAGCTTGAACAGCGTATGGAACAGTATGCTGGTGCTCCTCGTGAAGCTATGGGCATTCGTACACCGGGTGAGAAAACAGCATTCGAAGTTCAGACACTTGAGAACGCGGCAGGACGTATCTTCCAAGAAAAGATCAATACGTTTGAGATTGAGATGCTTGAGCCTCTACTGAACGGGATGCTTGAGTCTGCTCGTCGCAATCTGGATACGGAAGATATTGTCCGTGTGATGAACAATGATCTGGGTGTCACTCAGTTCCTGAAGATCACCAAAGACGATATCACTGCTAGTGGCATTCTAAGGCCCATTGGTGCCCGCCACTTCGCTGCCCAAGCCCAGCTATTACAGAACCTTCAGGGGGTCCTAAACGGGCCTATGCAGCAGCTTCTGGCACCTCATACGTCTGGTATCGCTCTCAGTAGATTGGTGGAAGACATCCTTGGACTTCAACGCTTCAGTCTGTTCGCACCTAATAAGGCTGTATTCGAACAGCAAGAGACTCAACGCCTTATTAATGGCGCTCAAGAGAATCTTGGCACGGAGCAGAACATGGCTGCTATGCAGGGGCAACAACAAGCTGGTCAGGGAAACAATCCTGAAACTCGTGGCTTAGCTCTTCAAGCTAGACAACAAGGACGACAGTTTAATCAATGAAGACCGCTATCACCAAGGGGCTTAATGAGCAGCAAATGGAGGAGATGCGGCATTGTTTCGTGCATGCCGCTGTTCTCCGTAATCAACTCAAGAAGCTCCTAGAAGAGAAGATTAACGCGAGTAATCGCGTAGCACGCTCTAAGGACGCATACAACATTCCCAATTGGGCATTCCTACAGGCTGACGCCGTAGGCTATGAACGTGCTCTAACAGAAGTTATTAGCTTACTCACGGGTGAGCGAAGCACCGAACAAGGTGCTGAGGCCATCCCTACGGTCATAGAGATTCCTAAGAAGCGTAGAGGACGCCCTCCGAAGTCGGGCCTACCTAGTAACGCATAAAAGTATAACAAAAAATATTTTATTTATTTTTGTTATAAAAGTCTGAGTTAAGGGGTAAATAACAAAGAACGAAGATAATTAGTTAAGTGAATTTATTATCGAGTGTGTGCGATCAAAGCACTTGTTAAGTATATATCAAGAATTTTATAAGGAATAGCTCTTGTCAGACCAGACAATCTTCAACGGTAATCAACCCGCAGGTACACCGCCTGCCAACACAGCAGCCACTCAGTCGGACGATCCCAACGCTACCCTGCTTGAGATGATCTTGAATGAGCAAGGTCAGAAGAAATACAACACGGTTCAAGACGCCCTGAAAGGCGCAGCACATGCCCAAGCATATATTGCAAATCTAAAGCAAGAACTGGCTGATGCCAAACGACTTGCAGATGAGGCAGTGAGTGCTAAAGCGGCTAAGGATGAACTTGAGCGTACTGTACAAGAACTTCTGAACCGTCAGTCTAGCAATGCTCCAGCGAATAACAACGCTAATGCTTCGCTTGATCCTGACAAGATTGCTGAGCTAGTAGAACAAACTCTCTCCCGCAAGAGTATTGCAGAACAGGCTAAAGCCAACCAAGGCGCTGTTGTTGCAAAGCTCACAGAAGTCTTCGGTGCTGAAGCCGAAGCTAAGTATAAGGAAGCGGCAGCAGAGTTGGGACTTAGTACGCAAGCCTTGGATGAAATGGCAGCTAAGAGTCCTAAAGCAGTTTTGAAAGCCCTTGGTGTTGCAGATAAGACGGTAGCACAAACTCCTTCTTTTGCTCCTCCTCAATCGGCTGTCAATACGGCTGGCTTTCAGCCTCATCAAGACTCCCTCGTGAAACGAAATTCTAATACTGTCGCCATTGGCGCAACCACTGAAGATTTGAACGCAGAGGCCCAAAGGGCACGTCAGATGGTTGAAGAACTGCATAAGCAAGGTGCGTCAGTAGCTGATCTTTCTGATCCGAAGGTGTACTTCAAAATCTTCAAGTAAGGAAATAATAAATGTCTCAGAATCGATTTAACTCGACTCCGTTTATTGAGGCAGAGCAGTACTCGGCATTCATTCTTCGCAACCTCCATGATGGTTTGCTGCCGGGTTCGTTCTTCCGCAATGTTACGGATTTCGGTGCAGGTAATACGCTGCACATCAAGACTGTTGGTACTGTTACGATTCAAGATGGTGCCGAAGAAGTTCCGTTCGATTACACCCCGATTGAATCGGGCGAAGTGACGTTGACGATTACCGATTATCTCGGTGATGCATGGTATGTCACGGATGAACTGAAGGAAGACGGCGCACAAGTAGAAGCTCTGATGGCTGCTCGTTCGCAAGAATCGACGCGCGCTATTCAGGAAGTGTTTGAAACGCGTTTCCTGTCGAAGGCTCAAAGCTCGCAGACGAACACGGACCCGAACACGGTTAATGGCTTCCCGCACCGTATTGCTTCAAGTGCAACGAACAACGTCATTCAGCTTTCGCATCTTATCCGGATGAAGCTTGCTTTCGATAAGGCGAATGTCCCGATGGCTGGTCGTGTTGCAATCGTTGATCCGGTTGTGGCTGCTACGCTTGATGGTCTCGTTACGATTACGTCGAACGCTACGCCGTTTGCTGAAAACATTCTCCAGAACGGTTTCGATCGTGAACACACGTTCCTGATGAATCTGTATGGATGGAACATCATCACCTCGAATCGTCTTCCGAAGGGCACGTTCTCGGATGGCACGACTTCGGTTACGGGTGGTGTTGCCAATATCTTCATGTCGGTTGCTGACGATAACAATAAGCCGATTATGGCTGCATGGCGTCGTATGCCCAAGGTTGAGGGCGAGCGTAACAAAGACCTTCGCCGTGATGAGTTTGTCACGTCCTGCCGTTGGGGTTTTGGTACGCAGCGTGTTGATACGCTGGGTGTTGTGATTACTTCGGCTACCAACATTAGCTAATAAGGATAAGACATGACTTACGAAAGCAAGAGTGGCCTTAACGTTTCCAACCAATACGGTACTCGCTCGACGGGTACTACGGTTGGTACGGACTTCTCGAAGAATTCTGCCCATGAACTCTCTATCGAGTTCTCGGCAGCTTCGATGCAAGATCGATTTATGCCCCCGTATGTTCTTCCAAAAGGTGCTCGTATTACTCGTGCGTCGTTGAATGTGCTTGAAGCATTCACGCTGACGGGTACGACTCCTACGGTTATTTTTGGTGGTACGGCACCAGCAACGAATGGTATTACTCTCTCGGCAGCTACGCTTGGTGCTGTTGGTACTTCGGATCAGTCGGCATCGTTGACGGGTACGTGGGCTACTAACTCGGCACTTGGTACGACTGCAAGTGAGAAGGTAACGAATACCCTTGGTGGCACGACTCCGGCAATTACTCCGGGTGCTGGCAAGGCATCGCTTACTATTCATTACGTTTATAAGAATCGTACTCTCGGTTCCGCGAACTAATCTAAAGAGGCTGAGACTCAAAAGGTCTCGGCCTTTTTTCTTTTGGAGAATAGAAATTACTATACAACATGCGAGTATTCCTGACGCCCAATTGCATGAGCCAAAGGGTGCAGCAGGTGCTGTTGCTAACCGGGTGTATGTGTCGAATGGTTCAGGTTCTGGAGCATGGGTTCAAGTGGATTCCCAGACCCTCAAGGGACTTGGTGGAGATGGTGGTGCAGTTGGTAAGAAGGTTATCACGAACGGCACTAACGGCTTTACGTTGGCTTCTGATGGGGTGTTTGGTTCAATGACTATTACTGGCAATACAAATGCATTTGCCGTAGTAGCAGCAGTCGATCCCACTTTCAACACTAATACCGACTTCGCCCTTCTCACTGGCACAGGAGCACCTTGGGCAGCAGAACAACTAAATGGTGGAATGACCTTCACAGGCAACCGCCTTACTGTCCCTGTCAATGGCATCTATCGTATTGATCTCTGGAGCGATATTACTGGCTTCCCTACCAACACTGCTAAAGTGGCTGTCAAATATCGTGTCAACGGCACTACGTTTTCTTCGCGCCATCCTACGGAAAAATCTAATAGTGCTGGTGATGCAGGCAGTATTACTGGCTTTGGCCTTATCTCATTGAACGCCAATGACTTCATTCAGTTGATGGTTGCATCCAGTGCCAGTGGCGGGCTTACTTTCTCAGACGTGAATACCACCCTTACTCTTGTCAAGGCAACGTAATGGCTAAACCAACTCTTCTCGAAATCGTCCAAGAAATCTTGAATGAAATGGACAGTGATGAAGTGAATTCTATTGACGATACGACCGAGAGCCAGCAAGTAGCAAATATCGTGAAGAGTTGCTACAACGAGATGATTGCTCATCGCAACTGGCCTCATACTCGTAAACTTATGCAATTGAGTTCCTCTGTTGATTCTGCCCGTCCTACCTACTTCAGGACGCCTGAGAACATTAAAGAGATTATCCAGATTCAATATGACAACGCTCGTCCTGACGATACACGGCTTACTATGCGCGATGTGCACTATCTCTATCCAGATGAATTTCTTGCGTACACGAATAACAAGTCTCAAACCGATCAGAATATCCAGACGGTAACAGACTTTAGCGGCATCAAACTTCTGATTGGAAAAGACAAACCCCCACGGTATTGGACTTCATTCGATGATGACTATATCGTTATGGACAGTTATCAGTGGTATCTGGAAGACACTCTTATGACTTCCAAGTCCTCTGTGTTGGCATACGTCAATCCTGTCTGGAGGCATCTGGATAATGCAGTCCCTGATCTTCCTATCGAAGCATTCCCTGCATTGATTGAAGAAGCCAAGAGCACGGCCTTCATCACCCTTAAACAAGTAACCAACGAGAAGGCTGAAACTAAGTCACAACGACAGCAACGTTGGCTCTCTCGTAAAGCATGGCGTACACATGGTGGTGTTCGCTATGACAATTACGGACGTAGGAGTAAGAAATGATTTATCAAGGATTTGAAGTTCGCCCCCATCTTAATCATCCCAAGTCTTACATCATCGTGCATCAGGGGAAGGCAGGTAAAATTCCTGATGTTCTGAAAGGGATGTT